ATTCACGTGAAAGGTCAGCAGACATTCAGCAATTGAACAGCAATGACTTTGACAAAAGATTTGATTTGCTGAACAAAACAATACAACAGGAATTGTATGCAGGCCATCAGATAAGTGATCCAGCATTGTTTGGCATTAAGGAAGAAGGAATCTTCAGCAGCAGAAATCAACTTGTTGACAGCTTTGAATTATTTCAGAACACCTATGTGAATGCACACCAACAGTTCATTGAACGAACATTCAATGACTTGGCAGCATTGCAAGGTCTGGAAGGTAGGCTGTCCATTTCCGACACAGAACCAATCAGCGTTCAATTCAGCGAAAACACAATTGTGTCTGTGATGACACAGGATGAAATTCGTGAACGTGTTGGCCTGCCAAAATTGGAAGAAGAACAAAAAGTTGAAATTGAAGCATCAGCACACATCTGCTGCAAGGCATCTGACAGCAATGATGATGATGAAAGTGTGTTGGAATATCTGCGAAACACAGGCAGCTTTGAACACAAGGTTGTTAGTGATAAAAGATTCAATTTTGACAGTTTTGAAACGGCACACATTCGTGAACAAGAATGTCTGAAGTATTGGTTTGCAGAACTTGGACCAATTGAATCAGCTATCCTGGACATCTTGGTGAAGGAACCAAGCACACCATTTCTGTCCATTGCCAGAAGTTTGCAAATAAGCAATGACCGGATGATGGCCGCAATTCAGACATTGAATGAAACCAATGCCATCAACATAGTCATCAAAGAAATTGCAGGCAGCACACAACGTGTTGTTGATGTAACTGAAGAAGGCAAGCGAATCATCAAGGACATCAAACCTGTTGAAGAAGAATTTGGCATTGGCTACGTTTATGACCTACGGCCAGAATTGAAAGGACAGCAACCTGTGTTGATCGAAACAAGCAGAACGTTTTGCAGAAAATTGATCCATCAAAGCAGACCAGACAAATGGCGATCTGAAGACATCCAAGAAATTGGTGAAGGTTACACAGGTAAAGTGTGGACCTTGACTGAAATCCAAAACCTAACTATGGAAACAGGTAGGAATGTCTGGAACCGTGGCGGTGGATGGTGGGGCGAATCAATCCATTGCAGGCATGAATGGCGTCAAGTTCTAATCACTAAGAAGGCAAAGTAATGGCAACACCTGTTTTATTCATATCAGAAAGCTATCTGAAGGACAGTACATTGCTGCATGAAAATATTGACTTCAAATATTTGCGGCCTGTCATCATTATGTGCCAAGATATATATGTGCAGCCAAAACTTGGAAGCACATTGTATGATGAAATCAAGACACAGATAATTGGCAACAGCTTAACAACTGCAAACCAAACATTGCTTGATGACTACATTCAGCCATGCCTGCGATATTGGATTGAAAGCGAAGCACCAACTGCAATCAGTTATAAATTTCTGAACAAAGGTTTGATGCAGCAATCATCCGAGAATGCAAGCACATCATCTTTGGATGAAATCAATTTCATTTCACAGAAGTACAGAGACAAGGCAGAATGGTACACGGAAAGGTTGGTTCGTTTCCTTTGCGAAAATTCTTCAGACTATGCAGCGTATTCATCACCTGGTTCTGGACTTGATGTGATTAGACCAGAAAAAGAAGTGTACAGCACAGGTATATTTTTAGGCAACAGATACAGGGTGCGAAGTTTACAGGACAAGTACAGAGATGGAACAATTGATTATTGATGGCAAAAGGAATCAACAAGAAAAACATTGAAAAACTAAGAGCATACATTGTACACGCTGAACGACATATTCCAGATAATCGAAACACAGGCCAACAGCCATCTGCAAGTAAAGCAGTACGGTCAAGGTGATGTGTGGGAATTGCAACCAGAAGAACTTGACTATGTTGTTCTGTGGGCAATTGAAGAAGGTGCAAGTGTGTCTGAAAGAACATTGACATACAACATCAGATTGATCTGCATGGACCGTGTGCTTCCAGGTGAAGAAAACGAACACGAAGTTATGAGTGACACGATTTCCATCTTGATGGACTTTGTGGCCTACTTCAGACAGTTGCACACGGAGCAATTGAGCATTCAAACAAGTGTGTCATTTGAACCATTCACAGAAAGATTCACAGACAAAGTTAGTGGCCATGCCTGTGTGCTGTCAATCACGCAGCCATATGCATATGATCGCTGTCAAATACCAACAAGCTAAAAAAATAAAGTAATGCAATACCAACAAAAAGCAATCGGTTCCAAAGGTTCCAAAGTTCTAACAGGAACAGGTGCACATTCATCATTGAATGGCTATGCAATAATCGTCCAAGAAGACACAGTCTTCACAGCATTTGAAGTTGATTCATCTGCTGCATTGACTGATTATGGTCTGTCTGGAACAACCTGCAAAGCAGGTGCATATATCACGGTGCCAGAGAAATCAAGCATCACATCATTGACCATGTCATCTGGAAGCTGCATCATTTACAAAGGATGATCAACATTCTAAATAACGCAAGAAGGCAGGCATCATCCGGTGGTGGCGCAGCACCAAATCCAGATTTCGTGGCAACATGGAATGTGGCCAATGATGGTGACACAATTACATTGCCATTGCTAAGTGGTGGCACATACTCTGGCACGATTGATTGGGGCGATTCTTCTTCTGATTCATTAAGCTATGCGAATCGCACACACACCTTTGCAAGTGCAGGCACCAAAACCATCACACTAAGCGGAACAATCGAAGGTTTCAGATTCAACAATGGTGGTGACAAAACCAAGTTCTTGGATGTCAGCAATTGGGGCAACATGACCATCACAACAAATCGTGTGTTTGTTGGATGTACGAACTTCACTATATCAGCCACAGATGCACCAACAATCACATCATCATCTGGTGATTATTTTTTCTACAATTGCCATGCATTAGGTACACCAGATTTAAGTGGATGGAATGTGTCAACAATCACACGATATCAGAATGCTTTCAGAGCAACAGGATTCAATCCAATTCTGACCGGATGGTTTCATTCTAATGTGACAACAATCAGATATGCATTTCTAAACAATAGTTCATGGAATCGCAGCCTGGATGGTCAAGATTTCTCTGGTGTCACAGATGCATATGAATTTATGCGTGGCTGTTCTGGATTCAATTCGTCAGTTGCAAATCTGTCCTTTGGAACCAATGCCAATTTGCATGGAATGTTTCAATCATGCACATCATTCACAGGCACAGGTTTAGATTCTTGGGACACATCGAATGTGGATAGTTTCAACAGAACCTTTTCTACTTGTTCAAACATGAACGGTGATATTAGTGGATTCGACACTTCCAACGCTACGAACTTCATGTATATGTTGAATCAATGTGATGCATTCCGTGGAGCAATGGACCAATGGGACATCAACCAAGCCACAAACTTAACATCATTTATGAGTGGTGCCACAGGAATCACAACAGCAAATTATGACGCATTGCTTATTGCATGGGATGCACAAGGCGCAATGTCATTTAGCGGAACTGCAAATTTCGGTGGTTCCAAATACACAGGCGGTGGTGCAGCAGCAGCAGCACACGCAAGTTTGGTAACGAAATGGGGCGGCATCACAGATGGTGGCATAGCATAAAAGAATAAGAAGATGAACGGCATACAATATCCAGAAGTAAAGACATACTACATATGTTTTGATGATGAACGAACAGAAGTGAAATCATATGGTTGGGTGGAAACAAACCAAGTGTTTGAAACCATTTGGATATTTGATTCATTCATTGATGAAGCAGAATGGATTGCAGAATTGGCAGAACATGGCATTGTGCCAGAAGTTGATGAACAAGGTAACCTGGTTTCATAGAAAATTGACATGGAAATTCTGTTGGAATCTCTCACATCGTTCGGACTAAGTGGCGTAATATTAGGCATCCTTTTGTACTATCTTAACAAGTTAACTGACATCCACAGAGACGAACGTAAAGAATGGAATGATGCCAACAATGACCATGTCGATAAATTTGCAGATGTAATTGCAGACAACACCAGAGCATTGACTGAAATGAAAGGCGAAATCAAAGGTAATAAGTGCAAGATGAATTGATATGGTGTGCGTGGAAACCAATAAGGTGTGAATGTTTAGATGGATATTGTAATGGAAAAAGAAAAGAAACAACCAAGAAAAAGCGCAGCAAAACAGGCAGCAGAAGTAATCAAGAAGTTTGAAGGATTCGAAGCTGCACCATATCTGTGTCCTGCAAACGTGGCAACCATAGGCTATGGCACAACCATCTATTCAGATGGCACCAAGGTCACATTGGAAGATGAACCAATCACCAAAGAAAAGGCCACAGAAGAACTGCTGCATCACATCAAGAAGGTTGAAAAGCAGGTGATGGCTGTGGTTGTTGTGAAGTTGAAAGCGCACCAGAAGGCTGCATTGATATCATTCGTTTACAACATTGGCATTGGTAACTTCAGCAGGTCAACACTACTTCGAAAGCTGAACCATTGTGCAGATGACCAAAACATTCCAAAGGAATTTCGAAGGTGGACCAAAGGCGGTGGCCGTGTGTTACGTGGATTGATTGCAAGGCGTGAATCTGAAGTTGAACTATGGACAGGCAGTTGCTGATCAGCCTGTTCA